TAATACCACACTACCGTTAGGTAGAGAGATCTCAATAATCACTTCTGATTATTGGGGTCTTAATGAAAGCCTATCTTGGTAGACAGGGTTCATTAGGCATTTCGCGTGTGTCATCTTTTGGATGACGGTTCTATAAACCCCGGAATTGTTTCCGAAATTTATAGTGCATGCGGCCAGTTCTACATGAACCATTCGTCTCAACATCACCTGTCCGAAGTAAGTCCCAATGATGGAACTTGCTAAGGCAGAGGATGGCTCTGTTAGACCACTTTTCATCCACACGAAGATCAATTCGTGTAGGTGAGAGTCGATCTAAACGGGAGCGAGGAACGTTTTGCGACTTCCATTCAACGAAATCGTAAATCGTCCAAGCTCGAGCTACGTCTACAACCCACTGGTACCTTCCGGATCGTTGGAATTTGGCATTCCATTGTTCGGGGGTAAAAGGTCGTATGATAGGGATCAAACCCTTGTCATCGAACACCAGGAGGTCGCGAAGACGTATCTGTCGGGTACCTATGCGGACGTATGTATCTTGATAGTTAGTCAAGAACAGACGCCTAGCTAGGAAATACCCGGCATTGTGAAACGAGTTGGCCAGATCGGTTATCGTCCCGACCTGTTCCGGTGACGCTTTGTCCTTAAACAGGAGAAAGCCACGCGGGTGCTTGATTGTTGTAATCAAAGCACCATGGAGATATTCGACGCCACACGACTCAAAGTAAGCCCCAGAAGAGAAACTCTTCTGCTGGTTCACCTTAAAGCCTAGTGACGTAAGAATATCAACCACGAGATGATAAATCTCCGCAGGACAGATTATGTCGTCGCCGTAGACGGAGCAACCTGAAAGGTGCCCCTTACTGGCCTGGCCGTAGTGTATCCGGTGTGCTAGTTCAACGACGGATGCAAACAATATGCATTCGACGATGAAACAAAGCGCCGAGCCCATTGGAGCGAACTTATCTAGACAGATTTTCTCTCCTGCAAGGAGAGCAAAATTTGACCTAGAGCCATAGAGATACCGTAGTAACGGTATTCTACGGGCAAGTCGCTTAATTAGGCGCCAGGAAACACTATCCGATGCGTCTGAGAGATCAATTGTTGCATACCGATGCGTAACCGCATTGGCACAAAGACGCCGATTCACATCTTGTGAATAGACGTCCACTAGTTTACTCAAGGGGTGAGAACCTCGATGAGTAAATGCAGTCAATTGAAGACGGATACCCTGTTGGAGAAATTGCAGCCATGCAGGTTCCATACATATAGTACGGTCCTTGCCTGCCTGCTTCGGCACGAAAGTGACCTTAGCTACCCTCTCGGGTGAGCGAACAGGCCAATGACATGCTGAACTCAAATCAGGGTATCGAAAACAGACGCGCGCGACAGCATCGACGGAGAGACCAGACCACTTTCGTGCTTTGATCTTTCCCTTGTCAGCTGTCGCTCCGGAGCCGTGTCTGGGGAGGAATGGTTCAGTTATCCGGAAATTCCGGAGCCACTGAAACCAAATTTCCTCCAGGGCTGGAATGTACACATTGTCATCGAAGTTAATCGATGACAACCTCTCCTCATTACCCTTGTAATCCGCAACACTATCACTAGTGGCGCGAATCGCAACGGGTAGACGCTTAAGCCAACCTAAAAAGGTTGCTACAGCGTCAAAATCAGGAGAGGGGTGCACAATGAGACTGGGTTCTATCGTGTGTTCCACACACTCTATTACCCCTCTCGCCCATCGAAGCTTAATGTCTTTAAAGAGACACTGTTCCCAAGCACCGTTCTGTACGAGTACAAAACGGATCTGAGAACAAGCTTCGATAAATCCCAGCATATCCGAGGATCCTGTGACTCCGTTAAGGAGTCGCAAGAATCCACCGACTACACTAGGAGATGACGGCCGACCTTGCAGCAGC